GTTCGGGCCTTTTAAAGATGCTTTATCTCGTCTCGAACATAAATTTAGAAAATATACTTGGCGAAGTGCCCATAATAGGTTATAATAGTAAGATAAATGAATTACTTGTTTCAACAATTCATATGATCAACGTTTTTAAGAATTCAGAGCCAGTTATGGGCAAAATAGAGAATCCAGCAGAAGCAAGCCGAATAGCAACATTCGGCATTTCAGACATCGAAGGAAATGAAGAAAAATCGTTTTTTTCCCTTGACAGAACCAAGGAAAAGTGTTATATTTATAGTATCAATGAGGAAAGACTAAAAACTGAGGGGGGCTTGAGAAAGATGATCGTTTCAACTGTTAAGGCACAAGCCGAGACAGAAGATTTGAAAGTATCTTTCGGAGTATTCCCGACAAACTACCAACAGGATTATTGTTACATTCTCAACTACACTTCTATTGTCCAATCGGATAATTGATAAAACCAACTAGCATAACAGAAAATTTGCTGTTATGACTTTAACCCAAAGGAAAGAACAACATGGCTATAGACTTAGCAAAAATGCGAGCAAAGCTCGAATCAGTAAAAAACAAGGGCGGTAAAGCCGGCTTCTGGAAGCCACCAGAGGGCGAATCTACCCTTCGTATTGTACCAACCAAGGACGGCGACCCGTTCAAGGATTTTTGGTTTCATTACAACCTTGGCAACAACACGGGCTTTTTGAGTCCAAAAAAGAATTTCGGAGAGGATGATCCTCTTGACGATTTCGTTCGTGGACTCTGGCGTGAAAAGACAGATGAGAGCATCAAGCTCGCTAAAAATCTTTGTGCCCGTCAGCGTTTCTTCGCACCTGTTCTCGTAAGAGGAGAGGAAGAGAAGGGAGTCCAAGTCTGGGGCTTTGGTAAGATGGCTTACCAGCAGCTTTTGGAACTGGTACTCAATCCGGATTACGGCGATATCACTGATACTGATGACGGGACTGATCTTGTCATCAAGTACGAGAAGCCAGCAGGCGCCTCATTCCCCAAAACCACTATTACCCCCCGCCGACGGACTGGTCCGCTATGTGACGAGGCAGTCGGAGGTTCTGATGAATGCGCGAAACTTCTTGAAAGCATCCCTGATTTTGACGGGTTGTTTGAGCGCAAGACACCAGAGCAGGTACAAGTTATGCTAAACGAGTTCCTCGATGGTGACGCCGCAGATTCTTCGGAGGATGTAGTAAAATACAACGACACATCAACTTCCGTAGACGCTGCGTTTAACGATTTAATGAACGCGTAAAAGTTTCATTACCGCAGGGGGGCATGGGTTTACAGATGCCTCACCATTTACACCGCAGGGAAGGCACGGGTTTACAGGTGCCTCTAAACAACAAAGGAAACAAACAAAATGTTTGGAATTAACAAAACAGCAATCAGTCTAGCACTGCTCGCTATCATCACCACCGGATGTGCAGATGAGGATGCGGAAGAGACAACTAGTACTACTAGCTCTACCGTAACCACAACTTCCACATACTACACTACTGAGACTGGAGCCGAAACTGGCTCTACGACTGGTACTGAAGAAACCGGTGCAACGACTGGTACTTCTACTGGAACCTCAACGGGAACCACTGGATCTACCACGACTACAGGAGGACAATAAGATGGATTTTCTTGATAACACTAATGTGCGTCACGCCATTTTTCTTGTAGCAGGAGCCGCGCTTGGCATTTCCGGAGTCACCTTTTTGGGTGAATCCAATGATGCCAATCAAGTTTCCGTAGTTGATAGCATCCCAGCAGTTACTGCTGAAGCTGTCGCCGAAGCCACTACAGAACCAAAGACAACATCGTCCGAGGAAGTGGCGGAGACACCCGCCGAGACACCTACCTTAGAGTAGGGTCAGGAAGGCAACCGCAGGAGGGCATGGGTTTACAGATGTCCTACATTTTTAACAACAACTGCCGTAGGGGGCAAATATGACAAAACAATCATTCTATGATAAAATCAAAGCACTTGGTGCTAATGATGAAACAACCGTGAACTTTTCTTGGGAGGAGGGCTGTGATGTCTTCCACTACAACGAAACTCACGTTGAGACAGCTATGAGCGAAACAGGAGCAGCTTATGCTCTTGCCGAAGCCGTTACAGAAAAGGGAAGCGTTTTTTACGATAAGGGCAACTCCGTTATTGAAACGCTGCGCGAAGATGGCTTGCTTGATGACTACGAGCGAGGAGATGAAGCTTTTACTGATTTCGTCGCAGAGGTAATCGGCGAATCGTTCTACGATTATGACTGGATTGAGCAATCAACCCAGCGATTCGATCACAAGCGAGGCTGGACAGATCTTTCTATGGAACTCAGTGCTCCACTGGGACATTTCAAAGAAGAGTTCTACAACATGAATCCACTACCGAACTGGACTTGTCAAGTCCGTGATGGTAAGGGCAACCTCGTAACTTTGGCAGCTTAAATGGCAAAAGCTAAGGTGACAAAAGCAGGGAAACTTTCCATAGCCGATATGCGAAAGCTCGTCAATAAGAAGGCAGGCGTACAAGTCGCTCACGATCTTACTGGCGAAAACCCGACAGAAGTAAAGGGCTGGATCCCAACAGGATCTCGCTGGCTGAACGGCATCGTCTGTCGGGGGCAAATGGCAGGAATCCCAGTTGGAAAGATAAGTTCTATCGCTGGCCTCTCCGCTTCTGGTAAGTCTTATATGGCTGCCCAGATAGCAGGGAACGCACAGAAGATGGACATTCAAGTCGTTTATTTCGATTCTGAATCCGCCATCGATCCGTCATTCTTAGCAAATGCAGGTTGCGACATCGATAATGTCCTCTATGTACAGGCTCAATCCGTTGAGTTTGTCTTAGAGACAATCGAGCAACTTATCTCGTCAAACGAAGGAAGAATGCTCTTTATCTGGGACTCTCTGGCTCAAACGCCAGCAATCTCAGACATTGCCGGTGACTTCAATCCGCTATCATCGATGGCTGTAAAGCCTCGTATCCTATCAAAAGGCTTTGCGAAACTTACACAGCCCATCGCCAACTCGGAAGCAACGCTTCTTATCCTAAATCAACTGAAGACTAACATCACCAGTAACATTTGGGAAGCAAGGATGGAGCCATACTTCACTCCGGGCGGTAAGGCACTCAAATACGCCTACTCTCTGGAGATCTGGCTGACAGCCCGAAAGAACAAAGATGCTAAAATCTTTGACGATAAGGGTTTCCAAGTTGGTTCAGAACTCAAAGCAAAGATCAAGAAATCCCGTTTCGGCTCGGAAGGGCGTGAATGTGGTTTTAAGATCACTTGGGGAGGCGACAATGTTCACATCCTCGACGAAGAGTCGTGGTTCGAAGCAATCAAAAGCTCGGCACACCTCAAAAATGGTGGTGCTTGGTGGACGCTTGTTTACGAAGACGGCAAAGAGAAGAAGTTCCAAAGTCCTCAATGGATTTCAATGCTGGAGGACAAAAAGTTCCGAGCAAGAGTCCTTGAACTGCTAGACGAAGAAGTCGTTATGAAGTTCAAAGAGAAGACGGGAGACGCAAGTTCATTTTACAATCTTGAGGGAGAAGAGGATGAAAAAGCAAAAGCTTGAAGTAGGGGCTGAAGTCTTCGCAAAGCACCCTTTCTCTGCCGAAATGGAGGAAGGGATAGTTTTGAATATTAGGGACAGAACAGAAGAATATGGAAGAGGGCCATTTTACCTTGTCAGGTTTAGTGAGCCAGATGTCAAGAGCGCACACGCTGTTTATACTGGAAAAACTTTCATCAGAAGATGGGTTCGCAGACAAGATATAAAATATATTGAATAAAATCGTTTCTATTTCGTCTAAAAAAGACAACATAGGAGAATTATTATGGTAACAACTATTTTAGCAGTCGGTTTTATCGGCATCATCATCGGAACCTCAACGCATCACGATCATCACGATCATAGAACACATGTTCAGATTGTTCAGGTTGCACCGCCACCCGCGGTTCACCGCCACAACAAGAAGGTCGTGGTCGTGAAAAGCAAACTTGCCAAAAAGAAAAATAACCACAAAAGGCCTGTTAGAAAGCACCATAAGCGATAGCCTCAAAAAACATAGCTTGCCAAACTGACCTTTTCGTGTTATA